ACTTCCGCTTCAATAGAGGCAATTCCAGCGTCAGTATAAGGAACCTTGGGAGCATTCACCAACAATTGGTATACACGCTCTTGTAAACGGGCTGTCAGCCAATCGATAAATACGATGACATCTGCAAATTCACCACTCCCCACTTTTCCGTCGCAAGTGATATTCACACCGGCGATAGTTACGTAGATATTGGCATTTTTGGCCAAGGCGTTTTCCCTTTGTGTGGAATTAAGTGAATCCACGGTGATGCTGGCCAGAGTCTTGAATTTCATTGTGTAAGACCCAGGATCCAAAGGAAGAACCGCGCCGAGCATGGCAGCATCGATAAATTCGGTGGCTGCATTGGCGTGATAGAATACCATTGTCCTGTCCAAAGAATTTGCTTTGGCGTAGGCAGCAATGGAAACCGCATCCCCGGAATCGGTTAGATTAATGATATTCGCATCTGCAGAGGCAGTGACAAATAATTTCAATTGAGCTTCAACCCAGGTTGCAATTGCTTCAACATCACCTTGAGTTCGGTCGGTATATACTAATCCATACCAATCGGAGTTCTCGTCATTGATGGCGGTCAGGTCATCGGCGACAGTCCCGGAAGTTGTGAAGGCGATGGACAATTTGGATTCGATTTTCACGGCGTAAGCTGTGGAAGCCACATCCGGATCCAGGTCGAAAGTACCGTCCAGATTGTCGGTTGCGGTAACAGCCAGAGTTCCAGAACCGTTGATGAGTCCTACAAGGCCTGCAGCGATGGTGATTGCAGTTGCGCCGCCACCAGAATTGAATGTGAATACTTCCCCATCGATAGTGATGGTGTAATTTGTGTTGTCTTGAACCGTGGAAACGGTTACGACAGAAGTGTCACTGGTAGCCCTGCGGGAAATCTTGATTGAAGTCACAGTGGGCTCTTGTGCGAAAATCTCGCTGGCAGCAACATATTCAGGGGCGCTAGAATCGAAATCGACAAGGACTTCATCCAGGCTAGAATATGATTTGATCCTTTGTGGGAAAGCCTTATTTATCCCCAGGATGTTTGGAGTGCCAAATCCCACCCTTGAAACCGTGGCCGTTTCCCGGGTGATATTGACTACTACAATATCGTTAATACTCATGGTATTCTCCTTATGGTGTGGTTACTCCCAGATCAATTGTATGATCCGGTAGGGGTGGAAAATTTTCAATTGTCCCGGTCCCGTTTACGTTTTCGATTATCGATCCCGTATCGGTGATGACGTTCTCGACTCTCATGATTAATTCTAAAACTCCTCTTTCTTCAAAATCAGCCTGATCTAGACCTGTAATATTCGTAATTGAAAGCCGGTTCACAATAACAATACTCGCCGCGCGGAAAGTATCCAGAACGGAGGGCTTTCGAGTGCTCGATTTAAGATCCCTTAATTTTTGAAGGACCCCGTCACCGTATCCAGCTATGGCACATGTAAAAGCTCTATTTCCTGTGATAGTGACATCGCCGGTCACTTCATCAGGGGAACCGATATAATCTTCAGCCTCATCGACGAACGCATCCAAGCGATAGGTGAAAAACGGCTTTGCTGGCTTCTGGCCATTGCCTTCCGCTTTGATGCACGTATCACCTGTTTCCGAAGAAACCCATGCCACAATTGCCGTTCTTATATCGTCGTAGCTAATCATTCTTCAAAGTCACAAAAGATTTCCAATGGGAAATTACACCATTCTGCCATCGTTCAACTCGAACCACTTCATATATTTCACCGTCAATATCAATTAAGTCAGGGCTTGTAACTGTTGGTTCTTGACCAGTAAACAATTTTTCCCGAGAATAAATACGAAATGATTTGTGATTCCTTCGGCCTTCAGGGAGGGAAAGCATTTCGTCACCTTTTAAAGGCTGAATACTCCCTTTGAAATCGATAGCCTCAGTGGTTCCATCTACCCAATCCCCTAAAGCATTATAAGAACCACCGGTAGTATACCGGGTTCCTGTAATTGTCGCCCCAAAGCTAGAGACTGTCATTTGATTGTCTCCACATGGGTTATGGACTGACGCAGTTGTCCGGTGTCGATGAGAGGATTAGAACTTCCCTTCTTTGCAACCGTTGCAGGGGCATTCGGAGGGGTTCTTAAATCAGTAATTTCTTTTTTAGTCAACCGTTCCATGGCTTCACCAAGCAACCCTAACCCTTGTCGTGGGCTGATTCGATTCTGAAGGATACGGGAATAAAGTTCATCCTGAACCTTTTTGATTTTACCCTTATTCTTATCAAAGGCGTTCCTCATAAAAGGTCGTTCGGGTATTGTCCGGGTTCCAAATTCATTCACAGCAGCAACGATAACCATGTCAGAGGTTTCTGCACCATCTTGGCGAGTTTCCCCTTGCTGGACGCCCACTTTGGTAAAGGAATCATCGAGATTCTTTAAATCCCTCATGATCCCATTCCAACCCCTATCAATATCCCTGACCGTCATATACACTTGTTCCTTGCCATCATGACGCAAGACCTGATCAGCTGATAGAGTTTCTGTCCGTGGATTGTCTGGTTGTAATAAATATCACTTTGATTCCCGCTAGTCGGGATAGCCGTACCAAAGGAGCGAGCGAGATCACCTTCTTTCTCAGATTTGATCCCACCACTCACTCCGGATCCAGCACCGTTTTCATCGCCGCCCCCCATGGCCTCCAAAGCAAACCAATGGCACACCAGCAAAGCCAGCGCCAAATTGTATTTGTCTAAGAAGACATCAGGGTCCAATTGAAGCTCGGCAAGGTCAATGAAATCGTCTAAACGGGAATCAGTTTCCTTTCCGGGGCATTCAATGGCGACGATTTCTTGTGGTGTCGTGATAGGCATTAGCTGACCGAAACAACTCCATTAGGTTCAGGGGATTCTTCATTTCCTCGATGATCCGTCATCTTAGCTATTTGCTTATCTATAGTGATGATCACGGACCCTCGGTTTTTATGCTCGATTTCATTTTCTTTGAACTTTTCGAGGGCTTTTATATCCAGTGTTTCTTTGATTACTTTGATGGCTGCTTCTTTATTCATTTTATGAACCTCAGAAGTTTCCCCACCTTCTTCAGCTGCCATTTTGACAACAACCAAAAGACCATCCTGAACCTGCTCTTTAAAGCGTTCTTTGTCCTTGATGGATTCATATTGTTCCTGGGTGATTTCATTATTCCCGGGAAACAAACGGACCTTTTCAATTTTGTAAGGGTTCGATTTTGTTCTTTTAATAATCATTTTTTACTCCTTGTCGTGGTTAAAAGGTGGTATGCAATATTTATTTCCCGGCATACCAGCGGGAAACCTCTCACCACGAGAGTTAGATCAGATTCCCTCAACGATATTCATTGAGAGAGGGTAGTAAACGATCACACCGGCAAACCGGGAATGAGCGGGAACTACAAATTCCAATCCGCGCTGTTCAGCCTGGAACATTTCGAACGCTTGAGGAATTTCAAGAGTCAATTTGTCAGGGCTGCGGCGATAGGCGATCATGACGTTGGCAGGGCCACCACCACCAGAAGGAAGGGGAGACACGTCCTTGAGCTCATTCACCCAGTGAACTTCAACACCAGGGTTGTTGTTCAGGAAGAACTCGAGTATTGTAGTGTCAGTCCCGGAAGCCATCCGAGTAGTTTTGATGTAGGTGTATTGCTCGATAGGCAACAGGATTGTATCGGGCTGTTCTACACCTTTTGTCAGGTCGATGACGTCGTTGATGGCATCATTCAAATCTTGAACGATTTCATCATTGGTCTTGCCTGAAGAACCAATCCAAACAGTATTACCAGAAGTAGCGCCTGTTTGAACGGTGGCGGCAGGAACGTCGGGTTGATTGAGCATTCCCAACAATCCGGCATTCTCATCACCAAACCATGCCAATTGGTTCACTTTCTGCTCATTTGCGCGTCGAGTGGCATTGGCTTTCATTTGGTTCAAAGGACGGCCGGCTTTGGCAGCAGCACGAACTTCTTGGATGTTGTACCCGAAGGTGGCACCCAGAGATTTTACGTTCACTGTGCTTTCTTTTCCGAAAACGTCAGAACGAGGAAGATCATCAGCATAGTCGCCGATAATTTTCATCGTACCTACAC